AACAAACTTAGTAAATTTAAGTTCATCTCTTGTAATTTCTGCAGCTCTTCCTAGATTAAAACCATTTTGAGAGTCTAATCTTGAAATAGGTACATTCAAAGATTTGTATAATTTCTTTTGAAAGTATTCTACGTCTGATATTTCACCAAGATTTTGACCGCCTGCAAGTGTAGAAACTTCGGTGCCTTTTGCACCTTCTCTACGAGGTAACCAAAAATCTTCAAGCATAGACATATGTTTTCTATCGTCTCTAATCTCACCAGTCGAAGCGTCATAAACAAGTTTGTTTCTATATCTTGCCATAACATCTCTTAGATAGGATTCTGCTTTTACTTTAGGTAAGTTGCCTACATCAACATAGAATATTCTTCTTTCTGGTGCCCTTACTATTCTGTAAATAACAACAGCATCTTCAATCATTCTTAATTGATTGACAGGTTTAATTGCCTTATGCAAGTGACCCATAACCATATTTTTAGTTTGGTCTATTACACCTGAAGTAATATAAGAGATTGCGTCAGCAGAAATTTTAAGACCAGCATTTGAATTTGCTGATGATATACCTTTTTCATTATAAACAAACCATTCTGCTGTTTGTTCTATAATTTCTATACCTTTAGTGCCTTTCGTATCTCTTTTCTTTGTAACCTCACGAACTTTCTTAATTTTTCGTGGGTCTATGTATCGTAATTCTGTTAATCCTTTTCGTGGACTTTTTGGGTCTATGACTTTGTGAAAGTATATTCTACCATCAACATAAAATCTTTTAAAAATGTCATGACCTTTTTCGTCAAAATTTAAGAGCTTCATAACCTCATCAAACTCATTACGAATTTTCGCCTTAATAGGTTCTGAGACTGCCAGTTTATCTAGCGATATTGAAACAGACTGGTCTCTATCGTCTGATACAATAACCTCATTTATGATATCTTCAATTGCCATATCACACTCTGGGTGTTGAGCAACTTCTCTATATCTTTTTATTAAGTCGACATCATTCTTCGCATTAACTTCCATATCCAAGTATTGGCCAAAGTAACCGCCAGCAGATATAGTAGTTGTACCGTCATCAGGAGAAGGAACCGTGAAAGCCTGTTTGGCTTCCGCCGGTTTATCCTTATCGTCATTCAGTCTTGTTATTTGGAAGCCAAGTAATTGTGCCATATTATATTTTCCTTATAACTTGTTTATAATTATGTAGTAGTATCTGTTTCAAAATACTGATATGTAAATGAACAACCGAACTCTTCTATGGCGTTATTTGAACCATAGTTAAGTGCGATATCATCTAGAGCAGTTGGGAATGCACCTCTTAAAGTATAAGATTTAAGAGTATCACCATTTCTGTCTAAGTGGTCAATGAATATATCAACTTGATAATCTGAAGGATTAGTTAACCCCTCGTTATCAGTCATGTTATTCATGCCGTTCATCCATCTTTCTAGACCTCTATAAATTTTGAAGTCTGTATCGTTTAATACTGTAATAGACCATGGGTTAAATGTTCTATCACCAACTAAATTCAGTATTCTTCCTCTAAAGTTTACAGGAACAGTACCAAGATTTTGCCCAGGTATTGATGTAGCATTACATAAGAATGCCAAGTCAGCTGTTTCTCCACCAACTGCTGAGTAACCAGGGAAAGGTAAAGTTACCTTGAACTGATTGGCTCTTGCACCACCGCCTTTTAGTCGGGCTTTAAAGTCATTAATATTCGCCATTGTTTATCCCTCCCTATGCGCCTGCTACTTCAGAAAAGGCAACGCCTGTTCTTGTAGCAACAAAGTTAAGTTGAATGAAGTTAATAGAACGAGCAGGTTTGACAAATATGTCAGCCCTAAATTCACTTCTATCAATAACATCTCCAGTATTATTTGAATCGTCACAAACAACACTAAAGTCTGTAATACCTCTTCTACCTTGTACATCTCTCAAGAATGGTTCTACAAGATTTCTAAATTGAGCCCTTGTAAATTCATCATTGAATTCAAACAATTGAAACTTAGATGCAGTAGATATTGCTTTTTCTAGAGTAATGAATAATCTTCTTACATTAATTCTATCAAATGCACTTGGTTTTCCCTGAGCAGTTTTGTCACCAAACAGTACAGTTCCCTGTCCAGGGAATGCGACTACTGGATTAATTCTTGCCTTGTACAATTCATCTCTCTGTGTTTGATTTGGATTGAAAGCAAGTTTAACTGCACCTCTAATCTGACCTCTGTTAAAACCAGCAGGTGAGAAGAAAGGGTCTGCAATATTATCTGTTCTTGCACAAAGTCCTGCAATGTCACCATTTAATGGTACAAATCTAAAGACATCATTATATCTGTCGTACATATATTTGTAACCACTATCAATAACAGCATAACTTGTTGATGGTAGACCATCTGCAAAAGATACTACGTTCTGAGTTTGTGTGATTGCGTTAGAAACACCAACAACATCTGCTCTCGCAGGTGAAATAAATGCCACACAATCTTTTCTTGCAGTTGCGATATCCATAACAGCAGTTGCCTTTGTATCGCCAGTAGCGTCAGCAGTTGTCTGTGAAGGGCCGCAAAGTAGTAAAGATACATCTACGTTTTCTACATCATTAAATTTTTCGTATGCAGTTGCAACTTCAGCATTTGTAGCAGCATAATCGTCTGTTCCAGATGCCAATGAATAAGTCTTAACAGCAAACGCATCGCCTTGAGTGTTATCGAAAGTTTGACTTTTCTTAGCACTACCTGCATTTGCGAGTGTTGATTCATGGTCCATTACATATACAAATTTACTTGTTCTGTATATTACATCAGGATAGAAGTTTGAGTTACCTGAATCATCTTTAGCATCTCCTGCCTGTGAAACACCAGCAAAAGTTTCTAAGATTTGTCCTGTTTCTCCTGTAATTCCGCCATCTTCATCTAACACTACGATATGCATTTCATCTAATGAACCGCCAGCAGCAACAACATCATCTGTTGAAGTTGGTGGGCCGTCAAAGTTGAAATAATATTCCCAATGTCTTAGAACTTTAGCGTTATCTACGATAGCATGTCTTAGACCGCCTGTCTCTGTTTTACCAGTTGCAGGATTAAATCTTGCGATTGTTAGAACGTGTGTACTGATTGCTGTAATTTTATAGAAAAATCCTGAAGGTGCACCATCAGTTGAAGGTACATTAGATGCATCTCCAAACTCTAGTATGTCGCCCACTTGAAATAGAGAACCATCATCCATTGTGATAGTTGTATCTCCGATAGCAGCAGAAGAATCATTTGTTAGAGTACCACCATTAGAGTGTGGTCCAAAAGCGGTTGAATTTGTACAGACAGAAATTTTAAGTGAGTTTCCTAGAGTCCCTGCTTCTCTAGCGGCATATGCCCCTACGGTAGCAGCAAAACTAGCTTCACTTGAATAATTGTCCAGGTAATCAGTAGTATTTTTTATTAAGATAGGGGTACCAGATACACAAGCATTTACCATACCTGTTATTGGTCTCACTACCTTTAGATTGTTTCCGTAACCTAAAAAGTTAGCAGCACAAAAGAACTCTTCAAAGTTAGATGAATTAGGTTTCCCAAATACATCAACTAACTCAACCTCAGACGAAATTGTTGTTATCTCATCCATGGGTCCTTTTTCTGCTGTCATTACTATTGCACCAGATGATGTTGAAGCAGCTGGTATTACATTAGTAAGGTCCTTTTCAGTAACGAGAACTCCCGGTGATACTTGAAAAGCCATATTTTAGTTCTCCTTATTAATAAGTTTATTATTAGTTATAACCCTTTGTGTATATTTATAGTATATCAAAACTACACTATTCTCCTTTTCGATATGATACGGGTCGCCAAATTTCTCCTGCGTCAACAAAGTAACCATCTTGACCGTTAGGGTCGTTCAGTCCGTCATCTATGAACCCAAAAGGTGCCATATCTGCCTCGATAGCGTTCTGTTGTTCAGTAAACATTTGACCTCTTACATCTACATTTGTAAGTTCTTTAAAATATCGTTGATTTGCTAACCACGAAAATATCACTAAACACATTACTAAATCATCTGTTGCGCCAGTTTCTGCCTCAAAAGATTTTCCTTTAGATATAAAAGTCGATAATTCTGAAATAATATCAAAATCTGAGACAAGTAATTTATCTCCCTCGATTAAACTTTTGAGATTAGAAGTTCCTATCTTTTTTGTACCTTTAGTCATTCTCAAGCCTAGTTGATTGCCACGACCACTAAATCCTCCACCTAATACTTGTCCAGAACGACCTCTTTGTGTAACCATCATCATGTTATCATACTCTAATTCAAACTGTAAGTTATCTGCTACTTGTTGTCCTAAATCGTTTATCTCTACTAAAATAAATGCTTTGTTATAATGTCTTGCAACTTTTTCTATAATACTAGGAAAAAGAAGAGGTTTGATTTCATTATCTCTAAACTTTGCAACTACCTTGTAGGGCACACTTGTACAATCTATTACACAAAAGGCTGAATAATCACTTGTTAATCCTCTTGATACATCAACTGTCATTGTGTAAAGGCGGTCTTTCTTTGGCATTTCGTAAACATCTAAACCACCACTTCGTTTAGGTTCAACAACAGGCATAGTTTTTAATTTACTTGCATTGATGAGTGTATCAATACTACCTAGAAACTCACATTCAAACTCTGTCTGAAATTGTGCTTCACTTGTATTCTTTATTGTTTCTTCTTTCCACTTTTCATCACGACCTGGTACTTCACTCCAATGTACTTCGACAGGAACAAAATTATTGTTCTTGTTTGTTGCGTCTACCCACATCTTGTAAAACATATTCATACCATGAGGCGTAGATACTATCATCACCTTTGATGATTTACCAGATGATATTGTAGGATAAACTGAACTAAAAAATTCTTCGGCAATATTATT